TAGATAAAAAGAAATCTTTAAAATCTATTGGTGCTTCAGTAGGAAAAGACCACGCAACTGTATTACATTCATTAAAGAACTATGATATGTTTGAGCAGTTTAATCCAACATTAAAACTATTTAGAAAACAAATATTGCAAAGATTAAATTATGCATCAGGAGAACATATATTAGATATGACTAAAGATGAATTAATACAAAATTTACAAATAGATGTAATGAAACTATCAAGTGAAATAGAAAACTTGCAAGAAACAATTACTAACTTGCAAAAACCAAGAAACAAATACAAAATAGTAAACAACATAGAAACACTATTATTAGAAACAGAAGGTAAAGAACAACAAGAAATAATTATAGAAAGACTACAAGCAGTTTATAGAATGAATAAAAACATTAAACTTTAATAAGATGAGAATACAAACAAACTACACTGACAAATTTAGTTTAGGAATTGTAATTGGCAACAATGAAATATCAATAGCATTAGTATTAGTAATAATAGATATAAAGTTATGGCAGATATAGCAAAATGTAATGATGCATTGTGTCCATCAAAAGAATACTGTTATAGGTTTACAGCACCAGCAAGTATTTATCAATCTTATGCAGACTTTAGTTTAGAAGATGATGAAATGAATTGTTCTTATTTTTATCCTAATGGTAAATGTAAATATTGTAATTTAGAAAATGATAATCATAAAATGAGTTGTCCAATAATGAAAATACAAGTGAACTTATGAAACCACAAGAAAAAGCAGATGAATTGTATAGTAAGTATGATGATTTATTAAACAAAGATTTTGGCAATCCTATTGTATTTGATAATCAACTAAAACAATGTGCTTTAATAGCAGTTGATGAGATAATTGAATTTGCTTATAATTATACTGACTATAATGAAAAATCAACAAAACAATATTGGCAACAAGTCAAACAAGAAATAGAAAACCTATGACACCAAAAGAAAAAGCAGAAGAAATAACTTTATTATATTATAATTTAGGTAAACATTTATATGTACCTATAAGTTTTGCTAAACAATGTGCATTAATTGCAGTTGATGAATTGATATATGAAACACAATTTGAAGTTCCAAATATTAGACAAAGATATTGGATTGATGTTAAACAAGAAATAAATAAACTATGACAGCAAAAGAAAGAGCAAACATACTTTACAATAAGTATAGCAAAGAATATAATAGATTTGTAGTAAGTGGATATATTAAACAAGGTTTAGATGAATGGAAAGAAATAGCTATTGAATTAGGTAAGTTGTATAAACAATAAATAAAAACTATTATTTTTAAATTGATAATAATTTTTTTCAATTATGGAAGATAAAAGAAAATACAATGGTGGTCATACAAATGGTGGTCGTAAAGGTAAAGCAGAAGAAGTTGCATTAATAGAGAAACTAACACCTTTAGAACCATTAGCATTTGCAGCATTAGAAAAAGGATTAGCAAAAGGTGATTTTAAATTCACACAATTATTTTATAATTACTATGCTGGTAAACCAAGAGAAACAAAAGATATAACTGTAAGTAATGAGCAACCTATATTTAATATTGATTTAGATGAAGTTTAAAGCATTATCTTATGGAGTTTATATTAACTACTGCAATTAGAAAGTTATTACGTTTAAAGCAACGTATTAAAGTTATTAGAGGTGGAACATCAGCTGGTAAAACATTTGGTATTCTACCTTTACTAATTGATAAAGCAATTAAAGAACCTAATTTAGAAATTAGTGTTGTATCTGAAAGCATACCACATTTACGCAGAGGTGCATTAAAAGACTTCTTAAAGATTATAATGGCACTTGGTAGATATAATGATGCACAGTTTAATAAAAGCACTTTAAAGTACACATTTACAAACGGAAGTTATATTGAATTTTTTAGTGTAGACCAGCCAGATAAATTAAGAGGTGCAAGAAGAAATATATTATATGTTAATGAGTGCAACAATATAGATTTTGAAAGTTACTATCAATTAGCAATTAGAACATCAGGTGATATATGGTTAGATTATAATCCTACTTCAGCATTTTGGGTAGACAAAGAAATACTAACACAATTAGATGTTGATTTTATTACATTAACTTATTTAGACAATGAAGCATTATCAGAAACAATAGTGCAAGAAATAGAAGCAGCAAAAGTAAAAGCATTAACATCTACATATTGGGCAAACTGGTGGCAAGTATATGGTTTAGGACAAACAGGTTCTTTAGAAGGTGTATGTATTACTGATTGGCAAGAAATAGATTTACCAACTGATGCAAGAATATTATGTTACGGAATGGACTTTGGATATTCAAATGACCCAACAAGTTTAGTAACAATGTACAAATATAATGATGCATATATATTTGATGAAGTAATTTATAAGAAAGGATTATTAAATAGTGAAATATCAAATCTATTAAAAGCAAATAATGTAAACGAAATTGTTTACGCTGATAGTGCTGAACCTAAATCAATAGCTGAATTAAATAGTTATGGTCACAATGTGTTACCAGTTACAAAAGGAAAAGATAGTATCTTATTTGGTCTTAATTTAATTAATCAAAACAAAGTTTATGTTACATCAAGAAGCAAGAACTTAATTAACGAATTAAGAAACTACATTTGGCAAACTGATAAAACAGGAATTAAAATGAATAGACCAATAGATGCATATAACCACGCAATAGATGCTATGCGTTATGCTATGACAAGTCAATTAGAAAATCCACATAAAGGAAACTATTTTATATATTAATAACATTATATTGTTATTTTAAGTGTATTTAATACTTTTAACATTAAAAATATATTCAAAATAACATTATAATATCATTTTACTAATGAGTTACGGACAAATAATAGCAGCTATTCAATGTTATATTCACCACGTTAAAGGTGTTGAAGTTCAAATTAATCTACCAAGAAACATAGGTGAAATAAAAAAGATGCAACAGATGTATAATGTAGCAAGTGCTTACCTTTCATAGTAACATAAGTATTAAAATCAACGTTTATATTGACACAAAAGGTAATGAAAGAAGAAGAAGATGTATTTGAAAATATGGAGTTTGAAGCAGCAGATACAAGATATGAAATTATATCAATGTGCAATAGTGCTTTAAATGCAGTTGAAGGATTTGATACAGGAATGATAAGTAAAGAAGATGCATTTAAGATTAAAGAAATAAAAAGAAAGTCTTTAGCTTTAATTGATTTGCACATTGGAATGATATATGATGAAAACTTTGATAGTTAAATGTATTATATTTAAAACAATATTGTTGTTTATGTACATAATATAAAACATTTGTAAATGTTAAAGTTTTGTTAAAATTTGTAAATAGTTTTTTAGTTCATAAAATGTTTATATATTTGTACAAGTTAAAACAAACAAAAACAAATATTATGTTATCAAAATCAATAGAAAAAAGAGCAATTAATTTAATGATTACTGGAGTAGATGCAATAGAAGCTGTTAAACAAGCTATCATTGAAGAAAACAAATTTATATCTGAAATGTTAGAGCAAAGAACTGAAAGAAGTGTAAAAGCAAAAATTATAGAAGTTATTTTAAAAAACAATAAAAGATATTCATTCAATATTGAAAAGCTACAAAGTTTTAAAGAAATGGGGATTAGATGGACAAGAATATATTTACAAAATGATGGCTTTTATGATTTAGATGAATGTTATCAAGAATTTGTAAATAAACTTAACAGATTAAACAAATGAAAACATATATGACAAAGTATTTAATAACTTACTGGACAGAAAGAAATGATGAAAGCACAGATGTAGAAATCATTATAGAGGCATTAAATGAAATAGATGCTATGAAACAATTTTTAGATAAAAGATTAACATATAAAAAAATAGAAAGCATACAAGAATTAGTTTAGTTTAGGTTTATAATTAGGGGAAGGAAAGGCAATCAGAAATGGTTGCTTTTTTTTGTTTAATACAATTTGCACTTTATTTTATTTTTAAATAAAAAACAATAACAGATAATGAAATTACAGATTACAATACCAACAAGTTTAGATGAAATAACATTAGAACAGTATCAAAAGTTTTTATCAATAGCTAAAGATAATCCTGATGGTGAGTTTCTTCAACATAAGATGGTAGAAATATTTTGTGGTATTGATTTAAAGAATGCTGCTAAAATAAGCTATAAAGATGTTAATGAAATAACAACTAATTTATCAAATCTATTCTTGCAAAAATATGATGGTAGTTATACTTATTGTGAAGCTATGAAATTTGCACCAGTTGATATAGCATTAGGTGCTGTGGTTTTTTTTTACAATTTAGGAAACGAATTGTTGAAGTCTACGATACATTATTTGGAGAACAACAAGGAGTTTCAGAATATAGTAAACAATCACAATTTGGAAGTAAATGGGGTTGGTATTCATCATTCTATGCTATTGCTCAAGGAGATGTTAGAAGATTTGAAGATGTCTCAAAACTTCGGTTATCAGTTGCATTAACATTTTTAACATTTGAGAAAGAAAAGAACCAAATAGAAACAGAATTAATAAAAAGATAATGAAAGGATTTTACCAAGTTACAACAGCAATTAAAGACCAACTATATAAAGATATATTTGTTAATACAGTTTCATCTGGCGATATATTTGAAATTGATTTAAACAAGCAAACTATATTTCCTTTGTCTCATATTATAGTAAACAATGCAACATACAATGGTAACACTTGGTTATTTAATATATCAGTTTTATGTATGGATGTTGTAGACTTTAGTAAGACTGAACAAATAGACCAATTTTTAACAAATGATAATGAACAAGATGTACTGCATACTCAATTAATGGTTATTAATAGACTGTTAGAAGTATTAAGACGTGGAAGTTTATTTGATGATTTATATCAGTTGCAAGGCACACCTAATTGCGAACCATTTGTAGATAGATTTGAAAACAAAATAGCTGGTTGGACAGTTACATTTGATGTTATGGTTGCTAATGAAATGACAAGTTGCGAAAATGAATGCTAATAATTTAACATCTACTAAAGAAGTTTTAGAAGCATATAAGAAATATGTTATTCAACAAGCAAGAAGTAATTTATCTAAAGGCAATAAGAACGTTTCTAAACAACTTTATAATAATATTAAAGGTGAAATACTATTTGAAAATAATTATTTCTTATTGGGTTTTGAAATGCCTGATTATGGATTTTATCAAGATGAAGGTGTTAAAGGTGCAGACCCAAGTAAAGTATCACCTAATGCAAAAGTAAAAGGACAACAAGCACCTAATAGTAGATTTAAATTTAAAAGAAGAATACCTTCAGCACCATTTGAACAATGGGCAAAGTTTAGAAACATTAGATTACGTGATGAAAAAGGAAAATACAAACAAGGCAATTATAAAACAATAGGTTATATTATAGCAAAAAATGTATGGGCAAGGGGAATTAAACCTTCTTTATTTTTTACTAAACCATTTGAAGATGGATATAAGAAATACATAGATATAGATTTAATAAAAGCATTTGGTGACGATATAGAAACATTAATAGATTACACAATAACAAATAAATAAAATGGAAGTAATATTTGTAAGAAGTCCTTATTTTATACAAGTAGATGAAGCAAGTCAACTTGAAAGTAAAGTTGAATTATTTATATGGCATAAAGGTGAAACTGAACCAGCAACAGCTACATATACTTTAAGCAAAAAAGCAGCATCAGCAACACAAACTAAAAACATTTACAATATATCAAATTATGTAAAAGAGTTTATTGATATAATTAATCCAGTATTTGTTTTTACAGCTATTGAAGAAAATGCAAATAATTGGTGTTATGTTAAAGTTAAAAGATATTATTCAACTACGCCTAATAATGCATCACCAACTTTATTAGATACTACAACTTATGTTGCTTTAAATGGCTATACAAATTATTTAGATGGTTTTAATAATTCAAATGAAAATGAATTTATACCTTTTACTGTTTTAGATGAAGCCAAAATACATAAATATAGT